CCTGCGGTGTGACGGTATCCAAGAAGGCCGCTTCGATGACAGAAGCAAGCTTGCTCATCGCGGGTTCGATATGCCGTGAGGTAAAGTCCTCGATTTCCAGCGACAGCTCTTCAGCCGAGAAACCCATCGTAACCCAATTGCGATTCGCCATCACAAGGTCGACGCTCTTCTCCGTAACATCGCTAACCGTTACGGTCTTGCCGGTGCCGGTCAGATACTCGTTGGGCAGCCTCAGCTTCAGCGTGTTACCGATCTTGCCGGATTCCGACATGAAGTCGTCATCGTAGCTGCGGTTGACCTGGCTGATGATTGTCAGTTTTTCATGCAAAACCGCTAGCGCGGTACGTGTGATTTTGGTAGGGGTGATAAGGGCGTTAGGCATTTCAGCAATCCTTTAAGTGTAAAGCATCTACCACGACTTGCCCGCTGCGCGACGCTTCTGAAATTCGCGCTTCCATCTGTCGGGCGATATCTTGTCGGAAAGGCCGGAACTTTCAGCTTGACCCGTGCCCGACGTGGTAACAGGCGGTGTAGGCGCCTTGGATTTGGTAGCTGGCGCTAAGCTGCCATTCTTGGCCATCGGAGCGGCCATGGCACCCAGCGCCATCGCGAGTTGAAGACCGGACATGTTGTTGAGGCGTCTAACTTCCGCAGGGTTTTGGGCAAGGTGATACAGCAAATAAGGCCCCTCTTCGGATGCCTTAATCATGCTTAGCAGTTCGTTGCTGCCGGCAACAGTCGAAGCGCTGACCACGTCATGAAAATCCGGAACCTCTTCAGAGAATGCGCTAACAGAGTCTGCCCAATGTGTATTAACTGCTTGGGCCAAGTTGACCTCGGCCTGCTTGCGCTCAGCCTCCGTGCTGCCTTGCTTCTGTTTGCTCAGTGCCTGTTCGAGCGCATGCGCGATGTTGGCCTGCATGTATTCGCCGAAGTCCTGATATTTCGCGATGTCCGGTGGAGCTTTTGGCGCGTCTTGGCCGCCGGCAGCAGCCGGCTGACTCAAGCTTTGCAGACGTTCAGCCGCCATTCTCAGGTTCGCGCGTGCTTCATTGCGTTGCGCGCGCAACCGGCTTACGCCCTTCTCCAGTCTTTCAATGCGCTTTGCGGCCTCCAGTTCCTCAGGCGTTTTCTGGACAGCTTGCGCTTCCTCACCCTCAGCCTGCTGTACCGCGGTAGCCTCAACTTGCTGCTCTTGCCCTTCTACCTGCGGCTGCTCGCCTTGCGGCTGCTCGCCTTGTACCTGTCCTTCTTCAGCCATTTGCTTTTTACCCTTGAGGGAAAACTGAATCTGCCGATTGCCCCGGCAGTTGGGTTTCGCCTTGCGGCATCATGCCTGGTTGCTGCATGCCTGGTTGCTGCATGGGTTGCTGCGGCATGCTCGGCGCCAACAGCCCGGTGCTCATCAAAAAGTCCTGCATGGTGCTTGCAACTACCGTTTGAACCTGTTCGGCAGAGAGCGCCGTACCCATGACCTTAATCCGTGCAGTATTGGCTTCGTCCTGCTTGATGTCAAGTTCTCTTGACTTATTCGTAAGTTGCGCTTGCAGCTCTTGCAGCTTGGGTACGATTTGCTGCATCGCCTGATTAAGCTGCTGATTCTGCTGCGCCGCCTGCATGAGCTGTTGTTTAAGCGACTCGGGGTCGTTAGGCGAATTCTCAAGCTGTTGGATGGGCGGTGGCAACAACGTACGAAGCCGTTTCGCGATTCTGTCAGCATACGGCCAGTCCATGGCTTGAAACACCAGATCGCCCACCACACTGAAGAGCTGCGCGTTACCCCGCGTCATCTCCACAAGCGCTGCGACCGCTTCCTCGCGCTTGGTCGTGTAGCTGGGCCCGCTCTCGATCGCGACATCGTACGCCCCGAAGCTCGGGTTGAATATCTGCATGCCGGTCGCTGGATTGCGTTCATAAGCCTTGTCCATTTCCGGATTTATGCCCACCATTTCAGCCTGCCCGTCTTCCCCAACTATGCGCCGGATGCCTTGCGTATCGTAGTACGTCGGTATGGTCTCGATAACAATACGCCCGAGATGTGCGATAGAGAGCTGCTGATTAGCTGTGTAATGGAAGACCGATGTGTCGGCTTCCGCATTGCGCGCCATGATGGCCTTACCGCTACGCTCGTTGCTTGGCGCGCCGACGGAACTGTTGTACATGCCCAATCCGCTCTGAATGTCCGCACGCGCAACCTGAGCCATCTGTTGCCATCCTGAGATAACAGGCGGCTGAGCGCGCTGCGGCGCAGGAATAGAGGAACCATCCGGGTACGATTTCGGCTCATACTCCAAGTAGGGAATATTCTTGATGTTAGCGCTCTTCCATTCATTCTCATGTCCTTTGAATTGCCCAGCTGCGCCGATGTAAGGCGCCTTGGGCGCAAGGCTGATGTACTCAATGTCCGCATTGCGGGCGTAGTTGTAAGCCATCTGCCCATCACGAGCGGGTTGCACCATGCCTTGCAAAACGCGTCTATCCTCGACAAAATACTCGGTGCCGATGATAGGCACGACAGGAACATATTGCGACTTAAAGATGGTGCGGTGAAGCACCGCGCCAGCGCATATCGTGTCCCATGCCACACACTTGCGACGCTTGAAGTCTTCCGGACGAGTAATCGGTCCTTCATCGTAACTCTCGTCAGTGTCGTCGAGCAACGCATTCTCATCTTCGCCGCCCTTAACGACGACCCCAGGCTCGGGCTTGTCGTTCTCTTCCTCTTCCTCATACACCCACAGAAACTCGGCAACAACTATCTCGGTCTCCGTCGCCCACTCCGGATAGGAGCTGTCCCAGCCGGAAACGTCGATTCCAGGCCACCGACGTTCGAACAGCTTTTTACGATACCGCTGTAGTACGAACGCATAAGCCATGTCCGAGCCATCAGGCTCGATCCAGCTCGGATCAGTGTAGACAGCGCGGTAGAACGGCAGACGCACAATGCGCAGCTCTTGGATGTTGCGTTCAACATCGATAGTTTTCGGCACCAGGCGCATAAACCCAAGCCCGTGCTGCGCGGCAGCGTCTAGCGCCGTGTCGTAAGCCACGTGCGCGCGAGACTGATACTCGATATTGCGCACAAGACCGTCAAGTATCTGAGCTCCTGCTTCCGATGCCTTGCTATTGACTGGCTTCGTCTTGATCGAAGGGCGATTACGCCGTCCATCGTTTACTGTTTGGCGTATGTATTGGTTGATTTGATCGAACACCAGACAAGGCCGCGGATCGGTAGCGTCTTGCCTTGCGGCCTTGATCTGGTCAGGCCATTGGTCGAGCGCGCGAAAGCGAGCGCATTCGTCGAATTCCTCATAGATCGGATCCCAATACTCTTTCGAGTCATCGAAGCATTCGCGAGCGAATTCCAGCAGCTTACGATCTTCCGCCGACGCCCGATATTTCCTTGTCTTAGCCATGATTCGCTTCCTCGCTATTCGAATAGCGCATAGTCCTGCTCAGCAAGCTCGCAAAGCACGCCACACTGAGGCACTAAATCGTTACGGCGCGCTTTACCCGCAGGGATTTCTCGAAGGCTGTAGCGCTTGCCTGTTTTGCGGTTGCGAAATAGATAGGCGTTTTCACCAATATCTTCTTCTACCGCCGCTAGCTTTTCAAACTGCTCTGGAAAATCTTCACGAATAGCACGGAAATACCCCTCTCCGCCCTTCACACACCCGACACAGTTTGCGTTGCTGTAGCCGAGTCGATACATCAGCGGAAGCTGAATACCTGCACGTTCCAGCATTGCTTTGCAATTTTCTTTGGTAAGGCCGGCATCGACTAAAGGCGCAATAGCTGGGCGATTCGGGTTGCGCTCTTGAAAATCTTCAAAGCGCTCAATTTCTTCTACTGTATAGCCGAACACCATTACGTCTCCTGGAAGATTGAATTTGTCCAATACCCGTCGCTTCAGAACGCTTGAACACTTCGCCCCGTACCTGCTCTTGATAAAACGGTTCTGTTTGAACACCTCAATCGTGCTCGCGCCATATTTCTCGTCGCGCAGCAGCGCTATAGTTCGCCCGAACCAACGCTCGCAATCGGCCAAGAAGCGTCGATTATCCTCGTGTTCCTCTTCGATGTAGGCGTTAACGATCTCGCAGCGATCCCCATACTTAGATAGCGCAAGCTTTGTTGCCACAGCGGACGCAGCGCCGCAGGAGAATTGACACACTACTCGCGTAATTCTCTTGTCTGTCATCTCGCCATCCAGCCGGTTTCCCGAGAAGCGGCGCCACTGTTGCGTTCACGTTTCTGCTTGTCAGGCAAAGCCGTTAGCGGCGCAGCAATGTTACGCCCTGTCATCACGAAATAGCGCTTTGCGTCCATCAGGTGGTCGTTCTTCTTCACTACGTTTCCTTTCTCGTCGCGTTGGTAGACCCTGAATTCCGCGCGAAAATGCTGCAGGATGCTGAACACCTTCAGCCGCCCCTCGGCGTAAAGCTCCCAAGTCTCGGTCAGCCCCGTAAAGACCGAATTGTTGGCTATCTGCAGATTCAACCCCAAATCGCAATACTGCTGAATAAGTTGCACGCCGTCTCTCTGGCCCCTGCCGCGCGACGCGGGGTCGATACAGCCTGGCATGCGCTTACCCCTCGCGTTGATAGCGGCTGCATGAACAGAAGGCTCGGCATGCTCCTGGTAGTGCTCGCTGTAGAGATACCAGATGCCGTCCGAGGGGCTTTGCGCGCCGAACACGGCAGCCGTCACTTTCCAGCCCACGTCCAGCCCGTAAGCATGCGGCCATGTCTTGGGTATCGCGAAAGGCTCGACAAGTATCTCGCTCTCAGGTATCGGGTAGATTGCCCCTGCCCCCAGCCTAGGCCACCCCTTCGTGCGTGCGTCGCGCTGAAAGGGCGGTATCGTTTTGCTGTACTCGACTTTAGCAGCCTCGGACAGATGCGGTACGTCATCCCAGCCGATGCACAGCCCATACATACCCGTGTGATCCGCATCGACACCGAACAGATTGTCGTAGTAGCCGACATCGCCCCCGGGGAAGAACTGCTGCACGACCTCGGAGATGCCTTGCAGCGGCGTGAACGTGAGCATCACGATACCGTTACACGTCATCGTGCGTAGCAGGCACTCCGTGTAGATCGCCAAAGAGGGTTCCTCATCCAGCAGAATAACGTCCTGCTCGGTCCCTTCGAACGCTCCCGCGCCTTGCTCATAGCTTTTGAGCATGATGTGGTTGAGATAGCCATCCTTGTGCTTGATGTAGATCGACTCTACGGCGTCCGTAGCGCCCCCTGAGCGCACCACACGGTGGATACACTCGGCAGGTAGCAGCCCGGTCCCCCACGAGCCTGGCTGCCCTAGAAGCTTGTCCTGGATAATCTCACGTACCGTCTGATTCGTGCGCCCGGCAACCCAGATGCGCAACGGCTTCGCGAATACGCGCCCCCGCCACCAATCCGGATACCAGCCGGTTGCGGCAGCAACGATGAAATACAGCCCGACAGAGTACGTCTTGCCTATACGGTTAGCCCCCAGCACCGCGAGCTGACGGGCGGTGCCCGTCATCTCCAAGGCGTGCATATGCTTGGGGTAGAGCTCGCGCCTTAAAGGACCTTCAGCGGGGTAGAGCTCGGTAAACTTACGCTCGCGCTTGCGTCGTTCCTTCTCTTGCAGCGCGTGGATAGCCTGAAGTCGCGCCAATCGGTGTGTAGGGTCAGCCGGAGTGTGCGCGACGACTTCGATGTCGGAAAGATTCACTGCGGGAGTGTAACTCGTGGAAGCAGAAAAGAAAAACCCCGCTTTTTTGGGCGGGGCTAAATTCCAGCAGGAGAAAAACGTTATGGCGTGATCTTGTAGTTCTCGCCGCGGTACAGCGCCCGCAGCGATAACGTCTCAAGCGTTACAACCCGCCCAGTAAGCGCGTTGAGCGCCTGTATCAGCGCCGCCAGATCGCCCGGCGTCGGTGGGGGTGGTGGAGTCGGATCAGGCGGAGGCGGTGGAGGAGTCGTGCCGTCGATTGGAAAGGTAAAAGGATCGATGTCGGCAAGCGCCGACAGGTCCGCTTTGAGGGTGTTCGTACCGGTAAAGCTGCCTTTGGCGATCCATATGGGGTCGAATGCGCCGTTCGCACGCCGCCAGTCGATCTGATTGCCATCGATCACGTTGCCAGTGCCTGGATTGCCTCCCCCGAACTGGATACCGACCGCCACCCAGGTCTCGTTCGGCGCTGCATGAGCATAGACGCGGTTGTTGCGCAGCCTGTTGCGCGAACCGCCCCAAATCGAGATGCCGTAGTGTCCTGGCGCGACGAGCACGTTATCGTGGATGTCGTTATCGTCGCATGGGTTGTTGGTGTTCTCGCCGCACATCAGCCCGCCACCGGAAGCCGACGGGCCACCGCCGCGGAAGACGTTGTAAGCGACTTCAAAACCGCTGGATTCGTAGATGCTGACGAGATCTTCCGGATTGCTCTTGCCGGGTTCCATCAAGCCTCGATTGCGCAGAATCTTGCCACCCGTGCACTTGTCGGCCTGAAAGAAATTGCCGCGCCCTCTGATGCGATCGAGGTTGCGAACAGTGCAGTCCAACACTTGCGTATTAGTTGACCGATGGACGTAGACGCCGTTGCCGCAGTCGATGAAGCGGCAGGTACGAACGGTGAGATTGGCAATGCCGTCGCCGGCAAGGGCGTCCTTGTCGATGCCCTGGAACGTGCAGTTCTCGAAGATGTCCCCCGAGCTAGCCTTCTGCGATGATGCGGTAAAGGTCTTTCCAGAAATTAGCGCCATAGCTTGCTACTCCTGTTGGGTTATTGGTGTGGGTTATTGGTGTGGGTTATTGGTGTGGGTAGTGGTGTGCCAACATAGCACGAAAACAAGTACGCGAGAGAATTCTAGTCCCTTCGGTTGCTCGGTTGCGCCCACGTCGGTCTGAACCCCATGCTGCGCATGAGATAGCGCGCGCCGCCCACGCTGTACTCAACCTTGAACTCCCGCTCAATTAGCCGCACCACCCTCTTGACCGACCAGCAATCGTCGGAGAAAGCGTTGCTCGCAGCGCCGGCCACGAGAAGGGCTGTCAGGCGGCGCTTCTGCTCGGGAGACAGATAGGAAACCCCGCGCTCGCACTGGCCCTGCGGGCCAGCGTGAAACCCCCATGCCGCGACCGCCTGTCGCGTAATGCCGAGCTCTTTCGCCACGTAGCCGCACGAGGCTCCTAATCGAAGCATGGCAATGCCGGTGGCCTTGCGCCTATTCGTCGTCGTCGTCGTCGTCTTCCTGGTCTATCGTTCGGCCTGGGGGCGGGGGCGGTAAGCGCGTGCGCACCCCAACGGCGGAAAGCTTCTCCATTATTATCTCGTCGAGTTCCTTGTCGGAGAGCTCGGCGTACTTTATCTCCAAGCCCCCCTTCATGGTGACATCAAGGCGCTCTCTTGCGTAAATCTCCGGTTTAGCGCCCTTCATGAGAAATTGCGCATTGCTGTCGGAGTACTCGACGACATGACCGCAAATGTCGCCCTTGTAGAACACCGGGCGGCGGACCCCCTTGAACGCTCGGCGCCGCATCTCGTCTTCCTGCGCCTCGATCCCGATGAGCATGGCGTCGTCCCAGCGCTGCCTGAACGCCGGATCGGATCGGCGCTTTGAATACAGCGCTGCCCTGGAGAGCTGGGTAAGCTGCGCAGCGGCAGCGGCATTGCCGAGCGCCCCAAGAGCGTTCATGAAGGCCGCTATCCGTTCCTGCGTCAGGGGAAGGGTATGAGCGACGAGGCCTTGCGCAAGCGCCTTGGAGAGGCTGGAGGGCGTGGTTTGAACGGCCTCGCCGAACAGGTCGAGAACTTCCGGATTATTCGACGTAATCAGCCCTTCTTGATCCTCGTATTCGAGCCCGAACAGAGCGTCGTCGGTCGGGTTTTCCTCGGCGAATATCTCATCCAACGGCGTCAGGTCGACAAGCGTTTTCACGTTCTTCCAAGTACCTTCTTGGCTTCTAAAAGGTCTGTGTCGTCAATACTGCCTTCCAGGTACAGGTACGCCAGAATCGCAGTAGATAACGGCACAACACGAGCGTTCTCATAACGAGAGCCCCCTGACTGCGTGACACCGAGGCGCCGCCAGAACTCGTCTTGCGAGAGCTCTTCGGCGTAGCGATGTGCTTTGACCTCTTCAGCCAGGTCGTATTTTCTTGCCATGAACTTCCCCTTGAAAAATTGAAGCATATGGCAAGTCGTAGAGGATTACAAGAGGCATCGCTTAGTGCTGTTAGCATAAACTCTCTTCGCTCAATGCTGTTAGCATAAACTCTCTTCGCTCAATGCTGTTAGCATAAACTCTCTTCGCTAAAAACGTAATGCTGTTAGCATAAACTCTCTTCGCTCAATGCTGTTAGCATAAACTCTCTTCGCTCAATGCTGTTAGCATAAACTCTCTTCGCTAAAAACGTGTCGCGGTTGGGGATGGGGGAGGTCGACATTATGGCCGAGGCGGCGGCCCTTGGGGTACCCCCTAAAACGGCGAAGAGATCCGGATAAGCTCAACTTATAACCTAGGTAGCGAAGAGATCCGTAGCTCACCCTGCACCGCGGTAACAAGCGACCCACCGTGGTAACAAACGTGGTAACTCACACTTACCACAACTCGAAAACACATACACATCAAACACTTACCTGCTGAGTGTGGCAGAGGGGGGAACTGCCATACCAAGCGCAAGGTAGGCGTGTGCGCGTCTTTGGCTGCTCGAATCGGCGACTCGGAGGCGCTCATCGCTCGAATCGGCGACTCGGAGGCGCTCATCGGGGTCCTAACCGCCATTTTTCGCATTGTGAACCGCCATTTTTCGCATTGTGAACCGCCATTTCACAATGTGAAATGCGATTGCCTAAAAATGAGGCAATTTGTCTTTTTCTGCACCTAGCTGGGCAGTATCGTAGTCTTGACACTGATATATCCTCGTCCACAGCCCTATAATTTAATTTGTAAACCACCATTTACACCACATATCTAGTTAGTTACCCCTTCCTTATATGCAGGAGGAGACCGCCTAGGACCTAGTGTCCACTAGGTCCCTAGCGGTCTACGTTTGTCATGCGTCATATATGACCTGTCATGTCTCGCGCGCATAATGCGCACGCACGTATACGCGTGTACACACGCGTGTATCGCGTGCGCGCGCCCGTGCGCCTGCGGGTTTAGTGAATTAACTAGAACATCGGTGTAAAAGGGGCGTTTCCTTTACAATCAGCACGTTATTGAAGAGGATAATACAAAATCAAGAAAACCCACTTTGGTGCAAAAAGGGCGAATTGTTCTAAATCAACAACTTAACATTTTATCGAATGACTATGATACACACTGTTTTTGCAAGCCTGAATTACAACGTTTGTCATGCGTCCTAAACTTTCCTGCACAACCGTGATTTAATTGACAAATCTTTTTGCGCAGCAAGCCGATAATAAACACATCAACCAACGCACAAAGGAAACGAGATGAAAGTAGCCCTTAAAACCATGGCGGTAACTGGCGGAAACTATTCCCGCACAGTTTCTGAACTCAATTGCGCAGCTTACTCAGCTCACTTCGACAATTTAGACGCCCCACAATACTCCCCGTGTGGATCTCACAACAGCTACGACGTAACCGATTGGAGGGGTAATCCGCTCCCCGCAGTCGCCGTCGTACTACGCTAACCCTACAAACCTCGCCTTGGGGCTGTAATAAAGCCCTAAGGCCATCTGGAGATCAACATGGCACGCACATCCAAGAAATCCCTAAACCTGATGCAACACCCCGAGCGCTTTCTGGTCGAGGCGCACGGCGCCGCGCAAAAAGCAGCGGATTTAACTGACCTACCGCAAACCGTCTTCTACCACGCGGAAATCGGTTACTCGCACACCCAACTATCCTGCTACGGCATACAAACTTTTACGACGTGGCTACCCTTAGACTTTTTTAACTAGGCGTGAATTAATCCACAAAGCTTTTTGCGCAGCGAGCCGATAATAGCTACATCAACCAACCAGCAACCAACCTACGGAGACCAGACATGATCGTATCTACCAAAACCGCCAAACGCATGATCGCTTCCGGACGCGCCGCAGTAGTGGGCCTGTGCTACGACCCCGAGAAAGACAGCACATATGCAATCCTCAACAACACCCACGCGCAGCGCACCGATCACTACATGCTCGCCTCTGGAGACATACGGCCCGCTGAAGAGCATGCTCAAGCTAATTAAGCGCACCGATCACAACGGAGAAAACGAGGTGAAAACCGGCGAAATCTACAAGGTAGTCAAATCAACCCCATGGGCTGATCTGATGGTCGGCGAGACTTACCGCGCATCAGTCAGCCACGCATACGTATGCTTGCACAATGTGAAGAGTGGGGTAGGCACCTACGTACGCAAACACTTGATCGACAGTGCCACGATAATCCTGCAAAAGGTACGCTCAACATGATTGCCTATATGGAGCTTGACGAAATGCGTGATGCACTCTTGCGCCATCATAGCGCCTATGTGCATAATAGACGCTGGCAGGCACGCTGCTGGCGATACTTGCGGGGAGCAGATGATCTGGAAGCATGTTTTCGCGAGATTGCAGTGCGCACCCCGCGCGTGCTGGAGGGACAGACACTTGATCAAGCTTTCGCGGAGATAGCGAAATGAGCGAGAAACAGCAACCAGAAGCACCCACAGCCGAAGGCAATCCCAGGGCTGCCGATATCTGCCTCCAGTGCGTGAGCTACACGCGAGCCGACGTCAAAGACTGCACAGCAGCAATCGGTTGCCCGTTATGGCCTTATCGGATCGCAGAATCATCAATGAGTCGCGTTGTGGGATTGCTGGCCTTCGCCCTGTGCATGTTCGCCCTTCTCGCCACGCCGGTCTCGCTTGTCGTGGCGCTTTTAAACCCGGACTTGGGGATACAGTCATGGTAAATCGTGAAGAATGTCGTAGCGACTACGACGCAGCAAACTATGTCGAGCAAGCGCGAATCGCAGCACTGCAGCGCGCGCAACTCTGCCACCGTTCAGCACTCATGGCACGGCAGATGCGTGAGCATAACGCACAGATCCGCAGAGAAGCGCGGATCGATCGCATTGTCCTTTGGGTTGTGGTGTGGGCTCTGATAGCCACCGCCCTCGCGTTCTACCTTAAAGGCTAAAGAGCAGGGGGGTAAACGATGGTTAAACTCTGGGATGAGCCACTGGCTACCCGGCCAATCCATCAGCGCGACATCGGACCGACGGAAAAAGCACTATTCGTCAACGGCGAACGCATAGACGCCGTGATCCTGATGGTGGCGCCACGCATGGTGCGCGTATTCGACGTGCAGCGCCGCGAGCCCCGCACGTTCGGCAGGCCGGGCGTTAGCATTCTGACCGTCCAGGCGGCGCCGAAGGCGGCATTGCCCAGGACCTACACAAGGCGCGCCTACTGCATCAAGCCCGGTACGCTCAATCAGATAGCGGCGCGGGACTTCCCATGCGGCTGCGGGACTGTGGTGGCGCGTGGCGCATGGTTTCGACTCGGGCCTGTGGCGGGGCATAGGACGTACGTTGCGCAATGCGCACTGTGTGTGCGAAAGGAAAGCCACAGTGATGACAGCCCAAACAGGTAACGCGCTTGCTGCGACGCTGGAAACGCTGGCCAAGAAATGTCGGGCAGGAGAGATCGACTTGGTAGGCGTTGTATTTTCCGGGTCAGCCTCTATCAGCGATCGACTCCGCGTTGAGATCTCACAATTGCAATTAACTGTGCACGATAAAAATAAATACGACATCCGCCGAATGTGAATTTATTCACTAAAGCTTTTCCTTCTTCGATTGATAATAGCTACATCACAACCAGCACAGAGAAACAGAAAATGACAGCTAAAAAATTAATATTTGCAGCGATGACGGCAGTTTACGCCGTTTTCGCGCCGCCACCCCACGCGCACGCGGACTACACATCGAAAGCAGTGGACGGATCAGAGATAACCGCCTTCGAAGAAGATGTCTACTACAACCCTGACAATAACACCATCGCTTTTCGCCAAGCAGCCGGGAAGGCAAGCGCGATTACTGTGTTTCATTGCGACACTAAGAAATACGTAATGACCGAGAATGAGGGAGAAACGTGGTCTAAACCGCGCTGGGCCATACCAGACTCAGTCGCCCGCGACCAAGGAGGGTACATGTGCAACAAGTACCGGCAGCAGCGCAGTAAGTCCATTTATACTCCGATGTAGGAGTCAAATAATGCGCTATAGAGCTACCATGAAACTGAAAAGCACGGGCAACGCCTGGCTTTACATGTTCGCTGCGCCTAACGACAGCACAGCATGCTTCGCTGCACGCACTCGGGCTAACGTTCTGCGATCGTGGGTCGTGAAGCTTGAAGAGATGCCGGACGCGCCGCTACAATCCCGCAACGTATTTGAGAATGTTTGAGGAGTTGGCTAGCAAAGTGACTCTCAGCTAGCATCTGTCCTGGCATCAAGCCGCGCCTGACGAGGCTGCAACACAGCCGAAACCGAGTAGGTAGCGCGGAGTCCCCACAGCCAGGGAATAAATGGCGGACCAAGGAGTCACACTCCTCAAACATTCTCGGAGACAGACAGCATCATGAAAACAGCGGCGATGGGCAATGAACTGACAAGGCGCAATGCAGCGTTCGCCGAACGAATGGGTCAAGCGATGAACAGTGCGCCGATGGTTATCAACGCACAAATCATTCACCTGCTCGGCATGCTAGACCTTGTCGAACTCTTGTCGACAAGAGCTCTACAAGCGGATGACACTGAATCGCTGAAGATGTGCAAAGACTTGGCAGCAGAAGCCGGTAGCATCATGCAGGTACTAGATGCAACACTTACGGCGTGCTATGGAGTGAGGCAGTGAACTCCTACGCGAATGAGTACCTGACAATGATTGAGGATTGCGAACGCAGAGAAGATCGCTTAACCGACTGGGAGCGCGGGTTTATCGACTCGCTCAGGCACCGGTTGGAGGCAAACAACTTCCTCACCTTCAAACAAACTGCCTTGCTTGACGATATTTGGGAACGCGTTACCAAGAAGGGATAACATGGGCCCAATGGAATTCTTTGTGGTTATCGTTCTTGTGTTTATCATGATTGGCGTATTTATGTGGTATAAATAGCTAGTACATCCGCCTACGGCCTATCCATCTAAGATAGGCCGCCTCCGCTTGCGCCGCGGTCATTTTCTTCGACGCTCGCATGTCAGCATCAAACATCCCTGGTATCAGGCGTATCCCACTGAAATACATTCTCCCTGTGGCGCCGTTCTTCTCCACGACGTAACGCGCCTGTAGCCTGCGCCCGAGGTGTGCTTGCGTCGGCGCGAACGTGCGGCGCACGTTGCTATCCGCCCAGCGGTACCACGCATGCCAGGCGTCTCCAGCGTCAAGCTTATGTCTCTCACCTAGCTGGCAGCAATCGCGAATGAAACTGGACAAGATGTCCATTACACGAACAGCTTTTCCGGATCTAGATCGCCGATGCTGTACCAACGTAGTTCGCCACGCCTTTTAACTGGCGCCCATCCAAGCGCGTAGAGCGCACGGCGCAGGCGAGTTTTTGCAGTGTGTGCAGCCGCGCCGTCCAGGCACATGGCAATCATGAGTTGGCTGTATGTGTAGCCGTTATCGAGATCCGGTGACCGGATCTCGGAGAATTGCTCACCGGCCGATAGCCAAGCTGCGAGACGTTCACGCAGCGGATCGTAATCCTCATACTTGAAGTGTTCGAAGCGCGCAAGGCGCTCGGCTTCTCCGTAGTCTATGCCCTTCACCGCGAACGCTTCACGAGCCTCTGCCCATAACTGCTCACGATCGCGCTCGGCTGCCTCGACATCGAGCCGACCTACTGTAATCGGTAACCATCTTCGCTCGCCTGTCGGATCTGCAAGGAATTCACTGTCGTTCGTGGTGCCAACAATCAGACAGCGTCGTGGGTTGCGGAATCTGCTCTCGTGGAATTTCTTGGTCCATTCGTCGCTCTTGTTCGTTATCCATTGCTTGATGTTCTCTAGCGTCGCGTGACGCAACCCGCGCAGCTCGCCAAGCTCGACTACTAGCTTACCTACAAGCGCGCGGCCTTTTTCAGCCTGTGGCGCGGCAAGATCGACCTCGCCAAAGTAGCGCTCATCGGGGACAATGTTGCGAAATAGCGAGGTTTTCCCTACACCTTGCTCGCCTACCAGGATGGGCACCATGTCGGCCTGAATGCCAGGCACCAGCACGCGACCAGCAAGCGCGGTCCAAGTATAGCGCCCCAAGGCACGAGCATAATTCGTCGGCTCGGTATCGGCGTAGCTGTGAAAGAATTCCGCTATGCGCTCCCGCCCGTCCCACACCAACGAGTTTAGCCAGTCTTGAGCCCAATCGTAGGTGCTGCGCGACGCCGCATGCCTCACGACTTCTCGCAGCGTCGCGCGCTTCATGCTCTCATATTCTTTGTCGCGCTCAAGCGATGCTGCAATCGCAGTTAAATCGTGATCCAGATCGAGCTCGCGCCAGACTCCTACACCGTTGTTCAGCGGGCGCCATTCGATCGTGTCATTAAAGCTATCGTAGCGCAACTTAAATGCCGCCTCATTGCACAAGCTTGTGACGAGATTGGCGTAAGTGACTTCTTTCAACCCTCGCTTGCTCTCGCGATAGATTGCGAGTTCCGGCAATTGCTGATCGAATGCACTAGCAGGCAGGCGCTTGACGAGAATTGAGGGGGGAACTCCCAAAGCTTTCAGGAATTCCCCCTGCGAAATACCTTGACAATGCCCGTGCAAGCAGATAAATCGGCCATGCATCTCGTCGTGCCCAGGGATATAGACTGTAGCTGTACTCCCCGGCGCGTCCGGCTCGGTGTGCTGCTCGTGGCGCGGGCACTGCACGACAAGCCAGCCGCGGGATTGCGTTTCCTTGATAGCGTTGCGAGCGCTCAGCATTTGCGCTACCGGATCTTTGACTGCTGCGTTTAGCGGCACCTCGCCCAAGTCAGCCAGGCTATCTTGGGGCTCAATGCCGGGATCCAGATCAAGAGCTAGCTCGTCGCCGTGAATACCGCGCACTAGCCCTGAGCGCTGCTTGATTGGGTCGAGGATACCAGGTTCGAAAACAGGGTCGGCCGTGAAATGCTCTTGGATCGGATTGAAAACTGAGGTATCCAGCTCGATCGGGCATGTTTTCGCCCAGGCCTTGAGCTGCGCTGCGCTCGCCGGCTCGGAAAGCCAAAACCACAAGTGTGCCTTGAGTGTGTCCTTGTTCTTTTTGGACCCCGCGCTATTCGAGAGCTGCCAATAGAATGTTATGTCATGGAAAGCGTCAGGGAGCAGCTGCAGGTAAGAGTCGATAGCGGGCAAAGCATTTTGCGCTGCGTCGACGTAGCTGAATTTATCGACGTCGATCATCATCCAGTAGCGCGGTACATCTTCGAAGAGTACCTTGAGCCGGCGCACTTTGTTAGATGTGTGCCCCTCGACTCGCAAGCGCGCTTCAGCGTGGCCGACAAAACTGCCGCGAACGACACATGAACGGTGCTCTACCGCCAGCAAGTTAAGCTCCCCCGCAAGGCTGTCTATGCACGTTACCTCAACTTCACGCCAGCGAAAATGTTTGGCGAGTCCTCCACACTGAATTCCTTGCGCTGTCCATGTCTTGCACAACGACACAGTCGAATGTGTAAGAATTGGCAGAGCATCGCAGCCCTTGTGCGTGCGAATCCGTTGTGGCTCGCGGAACAAATCGAGCCCTGTTGGGGACACGGCGTCAACTCATACGCATGCGAAGATCGGCTATTTTTTCTGGAGGAGCAGCGCGGACAAGTGCTGCTGCGACACGCACACCAAGCGAGAGATTCCCGTCGCCAAGACGGCGCAAGGTCTCGCGACTACGTTGGTCGATCGTGATTTGGCTTTTCGTGACTTGAGCGGTCAATTTTCGGAAAATAGGCATTGTGCTTTCGCTTCGTAAAGGTTTATGATAGCGATGAAGCCTATCACAAGGAATTTTGAATTGCTACTGGGTGTAACTCAGCCTGGTCAGAGTCCCCGGCCTGGAACCGGGATGTCGCTGGTTCGAATCCAGCCACCCAGACCATGATTCTACCTCGCGTAATGTTTGACCGAGGGCGCCATACGTACCTGTGCATCAAAGAGGAATATGGTAGCGTGCTCGCCATTGTAGTGGATAGTCCGTTGCGATTAGCAAGCCTTTCGTTGGAAGAATTTGCAGGTCTCAAGGGTTGCGCTTATCATCCGTACGATATAGCATTGCGTTTCCTGCGTCTCGCCGATACCCTGGGAACGGGACGGCACGATAGCGAGATACGCAGCCTACTCCATAACGTACTGAGGAATCAAAACATGTCGCTTGAAGCAGCAATCGTAGCGCTGACGGAAGAAGTCAAAGCCTTGCGCGCGCAAAATACCACTTACGGGAGCGTTACCCAAAAGCTCGTGAAAACAGAGGCGGAAACGCCCACCACCACCACCACCACCACCGAGCCGGCAAAGCCCCGCGGGCGCCCGCGCAAAGAAGCCGCCGAACCGGCAAAACCCGCCAGCGAACCCAGCTACGGGGACTTGCAAGCCAAATTCAAAGAGTATGACGCTACCAAAGGTCGCAAGGCGTTCATCGCGTTCTTGCAAGAGATAGGCTATCCCAAGGGCCTGTCGACAATTCCCCCTGACGCCTACGCTCAGGTTTTTGCGCAAGTCTGCGAAGCGCTTGACCCCAGCCCTGTTGCAGAAGATGACGGCAGTCTTTTTGGTGGCGACTGAGCGCAAGCACGACATCCTGGCCCCGTCGGCGGCGCCGCGTTGGCACCGCTGCCGGGGGTCGGTTGCGCTTGTGGAAGCGCTCAGGGGCGAGGGTTGTGGTGAGGGCAGCAGTGCATTCGCCGATGAGGGCACTGACGCCCATACCCTAGCGGCACGGTGTGTTGAAGACGGCAAGACGGCAAAAGAGTACACAGGTCAATCTCTGCCATTAGGAACGGTCGTAACGCCGGGTATGGCGCGTCATGTGCAGCGCTACCTTGACTCGCTTAGCGAGTATTTCGCGAATGCCCTGGCGGGGTACTCATGGGGCGCAGAACTGCGGGTAACGGCACAGCTCACGCCGTCGCTGCGCATCTCGGGAACTTCGGATCTAGTGCTGCTCACCTACATCGACTCCGAGCTACAGGTGCACGATCTGAAATTTGGTACCGGGGTTAAAGTTGAGGCGTTAGAGAATGAACAGCTTCTGCTCTATGGCATGGGTGCGCTCGACATGCTGCCGAAAAAAGAACGCGAGCAAATCGAACAGCTACGACTGGTGATTCATCAGCCGAGACTGTATCACCTAAGCGAATGGACGCTGCCTGTGCAGTCATCGTATTTTAGCGGTTTGGATCACTGGCGCCAATCCTTGCGGGTATCGGCTGAGATCGCCAAAGAGCTTATCGGCGAACCGCTCAACACTATCCGGCCTCATCTCGTTACCGGCCCGAAGCAGTGCCGTTTTTGTCCCGCCATAACCCGTTGCCCTGCAATGATCGAGGAAGCCATGTCCTTAACTGGATTCGACCCAGGCAAGCTAACCACACTCGAAGTCTCTGACCCGCTGCTTGTCCACATCTATGAGCATCTGCCGGCCCTGCGTACGTTCATTAATCGCGTTGAAGCTGAGACCATGAAGCGCGCCAAAGAAACGGGGCTGCCGGGCTACAAGCTCGTGGAAGGGCGCAAGGGGAACCGATACTGGATTGACCCAGAAAAAGCAATGCAAGAGCTTGTGCTAAGCGGCCTACCGGCGTCTGAAATAGCGCCACCGACTTTGCTATCGCCTGCAAAAATCGAAGACGGTTTTTCGCTTGTCGAAGCACAAGAAAAGTTGCTGGTGAGCCTTGTCGATCAAAAGCAGGGGGAGCTCACGCTGGCGCCGGCTACCGACAAGCGGCCGGCTGCAACTATCGAGCCATTGGAATTCGACACACCGGTAGGTGAAACCATGAATCTTTTTGGAGATGTAACATGAGTGAAAAAATACCGAATCAACTACGCGTGAAACTCTCGGATGTGCGACTCGCTTTCCCAACAATCTGGGATCCCGAGCAATTCCAGGGAACGGGCGAAGCAGCCTATAGCTGCAGCTTGATCGTTCCTCGCGATTCGCCGCAACTAAAGCAAATCGAAGCTGCGATCATCTTGGCAGCGACACGCAAATGGCCGGAAAAATGGGCGAACATCTTGCGCGAAATCAAAAACAAGGACGCGTTGTGCGTTCATGATGGCGACATGAAGAGCGAGTGGGAGGGGTTCGCCGATAACTGGTACGTGAGCTGTCGCGGCACTACACGGCCCAAGATAGTCGACATCAATCCCGACAAGGAACTCACTCGCAATTCGGGCAAACCTTATGCCGGCTGCTACGTTACCGCCGTAATCGAGATTTGGGCCCAATCCAATCAGTACGGCAAGCGAATAAATGCGAGTCTGGCGGGGTTACAGTTCAAGCGCGACGGCGAAGCTTTTGCAGGCGGGCGGCCGGCTGATACATCGGAATTCGACATGGCCGAGGGCGCTGACGCAGAGTTTAATAGCGGTAGCGATTCTCTGTTCGGAGAGTGAAAATGCGATACCTGCTTGTAGTCTTGTTTGCACTGATGTTCACCCTGTTTGCTTACGCTCAAGTCAAAGGTCCGATTCCTGCATTTGAGTCGTGGCCTGCTCAAACTCCCGACGGGACGTTCGCTGGCAACCTCGAATCGCCAAACACAGCTTGCCGTAAATCTATCTCCCCCGGGGTGGGCTGGACATGTAGAGGCGGAGTCATGCCAGATGATAATCCTTTAGCCGCGTGCAAAAACGGTTTTATCGTTAGCGGCCTTCCTAGCCTAGCTGCAGGAGCTAAGATAGTCGGCCCTATCGGAGCCCCTTCATATCCTGTGTATGAGTGCTCATCCCCTCCCCAATACCCTTACCTTCTGTGCCACGTTAGTCAAGTTACAGGCACCGCCATTCCGCCTAGGCCGCTGTATTACCATGCGCACGAAAAGTACGAACGTAGCGGCGCCGGTGTTCTCATAATCGTCGCTGACAATTCTCCGCAAGCAGGCTATTGCGTCGATCAGTATGATGCGCCAGTTTTCGAAATGGATAGCCACAAGATTTACACTTGCCCCGCCGGCTGGACCATTGCCCAGGTAAGCGGCAAGTTCCTTTGTAACGGCGCGTGCCCGCCGGGAGAGCAGGTCAGCATCGACGAAATGAAGTGCAGCCCCTTCAGGCACAACCTCATCGCCGAGGATACGGATACACAGAAGCGGCTTCTGCAACGCTGGTCCAACATCGGCCAAGTCATTCAGCGTAACAAAACCGTAATGCCTTAGCAGTACGCCCCTAGCCGCCGCCATCTCCTCCCCATCTTGGCTAGGGGCGCTATTTTTTCTATGCAACGTCTTTTCCTTGACCTAGAGACCTACTCCCCTGTCAACCTCAATAAGGCGGGGGCGTACCGCTACGCTGAAGAGGCGCACATCCTTCTCATCGGCTGGGCAGCCGATGACGGGCCCGTAGGCGTCATCGATTTGCTGCAATGGCCGAAGCTACCCAAGGTGCTGCTCGACGCGTTCAGCGATCCACAAGTCGAGTTGGTATCGCATGGTGATTTCGACCGCATACTGCTGGAACGAGCGCTTAACGGGCGCTTCCTGTTTGTTAAAGAGCGCTGGCACGATACGATGGCGCGAGCCCGAGCCCATAGCCTACCTGGCGGGCTTAAAGCGCTCTGTGCGCTCTACAAGCTGCCGGAAGACCAAACCAAGCTAAGCGAGGAGCACGGGTTAATTCAGCTCTTCTGCGTTCCGCGTACCGACGTGGCTGACTTCCGGCAGCGGCCAGCGAAACGGCCGAAAGAGTGGGCCCGATTCGTGCGCTACTGCGCAATGGATGTAGAAGCAATGCGAGCGCTTTATCGCAAGCTGCCTATGTGGAATTTTCAGGGCCGCGAGCGCAAAGCCTACTGCCTCATCGAGACAATAAACGATCGAGGCTTCAAGATCGATCTAGAGCTTACCGAGAAGGCGGTCGTTCTCGCAGAATCCGAAACGCGCCGGCTTAACGCGCAAACACAAAAAGCCACCAACAACGATGTAGAAAAAGCCAGTCAACGCGATAGGCTGCTGTTACACATCTGCACAGAATACGGTGTGCCTTTGGAGAATTTACGCGCTGACACAGTCGACAAGTGGGTAAATCATCCCGACACGCCCTCGGCCTTGCGTGAAGTGCTGTCGCTGCGACAAGAAGCGTCGAAGACCAGCACAGCGAAGTATAAAGCTCTGTTGCGCAGCGTATGTTCTGACGGCCGGATACGGGGTGCGCTCGTCTTTGCGGGAGCTGGACGCACAATGCGCATGTCAGGCAAAATTTTCCAGCCACAGAACCTGCCTCGCACGCCGAAGCATTTAGCCAAGTCGATTGATCTCGCTATCGAGTGCATTAAAGATGATTCCGTTGCGCTCTTTTTCAACAACCCGCTAGAAGTGCTCGTTGCGTGCATTCGCGGGGCGTTAGTGCCAAAGCAAGGGCATAAGTTCAGTGTCGCCGACGAGGCGAATATCGAAGGCCGCGGGCTAGCCTGGCTAGCTGATGAAAAATGGAAACTGCAAGCGTTCGCTGCGGGGAAAGACCTTTACGTGCTGGGCTATGCTCGTTCATTCGACGTAAGCGTTGAGGAAGTGCTGGAAGACGAGCAGCAAGGCGGCGCTATGCGGCTGCTCGGCAAAGTGCAAGAGCTCTCGCTCGGCTATGGCGGAAGCGTCGGCGCGTTCACTAAGATGCTGCAAGTCTATCTCGCGTTTGTCAGCGGCAAAGCAAAAGATCTGTTGCTGTCGCTCGACGAAAAGCGGGTTAGAGACATAGTGCACAGGTGGCGCGAGGCGAACAGCAGTATTGTAGGGCTGTGGTACGAACTGGAGCGCGCGGCGCGCAACGCTATCCGCCACCCTGGTGTTGTTTTCCCCGCTCGGCATGTGTCTTTCCGGCGCGATGGTGGATGGTTGCGCATGCGCTTACCGAGCGGACGTTATATCTGCTATTGGAATCCTGAGGTTGAAGACGATGGGAAGCGCTCGACGCTCTGGTACTGGGGCATCGATAGCTACACGAAGCAATGGAAGCGCCTTTCTATGTGGGGCGGAAAAACTGCTGAGCAAGCGACCCAGGCTATGGCGTATGATATTTTCATAGAGAAGCTGCTCGACGCTGAAGCTGCAGGGTACCGAATTGTGCTGCCGGTGCATGACGAGGGCGTCGCTGAAGTGCCCGACGGCGACGAGTACTCATTCGAGAAACTAGGCGAGATTTTTACCCGGCCGATAGTGTGGACACCCGGCCTACCGCTCGGCTATGGAGGCTATGATGGATATCGATTCAAGAAAAAGTGAAATAGCGCGGCTGAAGCAAGAAGCGCTTATTGTCTTAGCGGCTGTATGCGCTCCGATTGCTATTGTCATACTTGCTTTGGTTATGGCGCTTCAGCATGGCTGAGCGCGAATCCGCTATCGAAGCGTACCTTGTCAAGCGCGTTGAGGAGCTTGGTGGCATTGCGTACAAGCTGGACGCGAGCAAGCGCAAGGGAAGCCCCGACAGGCTTATCGTCCTACCTGGATTTGTCGGCTTCGTAGAGGTCAAAACGGGCACCGGCGAACTGAACGAACATCAGCTACGTGAATGCGTGCGTTTGGGGCAGATGGGAGCACTTCACTACACCATTCGCAGCAAAGCGGCAGTAGATAACTTCACTGAAAGAAGACAGCATGGATAACCGAATCGAGAGTAGCAAGCTGTACCAAGCATACCTGATAATAAATGCGCGCTGCATTCTGTTCCATTCAAAGGTAAGCGCATCAGTATTCACAGGCGAAGAAATGGCCCAGCTAGCTAAAATATGGGACGCGTACAAAATAGGCTATCGAATCGAGGAAACACATCAAGCTTAGGGCCGAGGAGCGAGCTGTGGTAGAACGCTTCAAGCTGCGCCCCGTGCAGCATCCCATGGTCGACCATATCTTGGAGCGCCCACGGTGCTGCCTCTTTGCAGAAATGGGGCTTGGCAAGACTACAAGCGTACTTTATGCGCTAACCCTGCTGGAACTCCTCGGCGAGAGCACTTTACCCTGCCTAGTGCTGGGCCCCAAGTTCGTAATCGAAACGGTATGGCCTTCGGAAGTACGGGACTGGCCGGAGTTTTCACACCTGCAAGTTTCCGTTATCACCGGCACTGAAGTTCAACGGCTGAACGCCCTACGCGCTCGCAGCGATGTCTACACCATGGGCTATCACAATCTGCAATGGCTAGTCGACACGTGCAAAGGTTTCTGGCCCTTCAAAACAGTAGTCGCCGATGAGTCCGAAGCGCTCAAAGGGTTCCGGCTCAAGCAAGGCGGCAAGCGCGCGGGGAAGCTACGGGAATACGCATTCAAGAGCGCGCGCTGGATTAACCTGAGCGGCACGCCGCAAACAAACGGCCTGCACGACTTGTGGGGTCAGCTCTGGTTTTGCGACCGAGGGAAGAGGCTAGGGCACAGCTACAGCGCGTTCTACGCTAGGTGGTTCCGGCAGAACCAGTACACCAAGCGCACTGAGCCGGTCTCCGAAGCTGCAGAGCGCGAGATACCCGCCGCGATAGCGGATGTCGCGCTGAGCGTACGTACAAGGGACTGGCTCGACCTCGACAAGCCGATCGTGACCGATGTCAAAATAACGCTGCCGCAACGAGCCAGGCAGATCTACGACGATCTCGAACGGCGCATGTACACCGAGCTGCTGGCCAAGCCGCTTGAAGTCGTGACAGCAGCCGCCAAGTCACAGAAATGCTTGCAGGCCGCAGCCGGCGCGATCTACCCCGACGCCGGGTCGCGAGCGCACGAGGAAATACACGCCGAGAAGCTAGATGCGCTTGAAGAGATCATCGCTGAGACACGAGCGCCTGTCCTGGTCGCAACCAACTTTGTGTCGGACCAAACACGCATAGCAGCCCGTTTCAAATTCGCGCGCAAGCTTGATGGGCCTGAAGCTATCGAGGACTGGAACAAAGGCCGTATTAAACTGCTCATGGCGCATCCCAAGAGCGCGGGGCACGGCATCAACCTACAACACGGCGGAAACGTAATCGTTTTCTTCTCGCTGAACTGGAATCTCGGTGAATACTTGCAGACTATCGAGCGCTTGGGCCCCACACGCCAGAAACAGTCGGGCTATGATCGCCCCGTGTTCCTGTATCGCATACTCGCGCAGGGCACGCTAGACGTATCGGTAGCCCACCGGCTCGAAGGCAAGCTGGGGATTCTTGATGCGCTTATGGAGCGACTGAAGCGATGACGCCGTTGGACAGGTTTTCTCCGATGTCAATATGGATGCATTTCAAAGCCCACGGAGCGCAGCAGTTGTTTATCAACTACCAGTTCGCTTTGGACGACATTCGGGATGAATTCGCCCGGTGCGACGGGTACTATTCGCAATGAGGCTTAGGGGGTTACGCAACACACACGCAAGTTAGTCGGAGGCGTAAGCACTCCGATGGGAAAGGTAACAATAGCGGTATATGCGCTAGGCGTAACGCCAGCGCTAGCACTGAGCGCTTGGCATTGGACTGTGTGATTTCCGGATGCCAACACAAGTGGCGCGAGGTCTAGCTTAAGTTGCTTGGTCGTCGCCGGCGCAACGATAACTGCTGGCGAACTTACAGGCGTTGCTGACCCGTCAAACTTGCAGTTGAAGCTATCCGGCTGTGTCGCCGTGGCCAGATAGGGGTCAGATACCAAAAATGGGGACGCTTGAGCGGTGCAGCAGGTGAACAACGCTGTTAACAACGACGTAGTACGCATATAGTTTCCTTTTTCTCGTCAAGTCCTTTGGGAGGGCGGGTGCCCGGTACACGCAAGGAAGTAAGGGAGGTAGTGTTACCCCCCTGCGTGGTGTGTGCTCCCTCTCCCGCCCTCCCAAAGGACTCTCATCCATTCGAGTATAGCAACCCTATCCGGCGCCCAGCAGGTCGCCGGATAGGGCACAGGTATGAAGCAGTTCGAAGCAGTTCAGTCACACAGGCGGGGTGACTTCAGCGGTAAAGATGGCCTCGATCGCCGCTTTGATTTCGGCAAGCTCTTCAGGCGTTGCACCGCCCGCCCCGCTAGCCTCCAGCTCTGCAATTCGCGCCAACAGCTCGTCGAGCTTCGCCTGTACTTCCGCCTTTTCCGCTGCTACTGCATCCAGTACTTCTTGCTTGGTGCTCATAAGTTGCTCCTTGAGTTGAGCGACCCCCCGCCAGATGTCGCGGAGGAGCGCTATAGATGTGCTGTCATGCTTCAGAGTTACCTCGATATGGATACCCATTACATAGCTAACTCCTCATCAGTTGTTGAACAGCTTACGCAGGCTCCGATCCATGTACCAGAAGCCCACGATGCTGGAGCATACAGCTTTTTCCTCGGGGCCGAACGTCGCCTGAATCGCCTCCAGCACATTGGCACCGCTCTGGACGGACATAACGATACCGGAAACAATGACCGCCGGCCAGAGAACCAGCACCCATTGGAAGGCTATCCACGGGCGAATGAGCGCGTTCAGCCCATCGATCCACTTTACCCCGGTTTGTGTTGCAGCAGCTTTAACGCCCTCCACGAGCGCGGCCAGCTCTTCGCTGTTGAGCTGCTGCGCACCATGCAACTCCTCGCTGTTGAGCTGCTGCGCGCCGTGCAACACCTTCAATTCGGCGCGTGCCTTGTCTGCTTCGAGATTGGTGGCGATCAACGCTAGCTCGTGCTTGCGCTCGTCTTTGAGATCAAGCCACTTGATCAATTCCGGTACAAGACGGAACAGCCCACCGAACAGCGAACCGAGTAGAGTTTCGAGCATCGATTACGCCTTTAGCCAGATGATGCCGAGTAGCACAAGCGTAGGCACAGCGATTAAGCTGACGAGTTGCAGAATGAATATCCAGTTAAGTAGCTTGTGTGGTGGTACGTCTAGCGGTTTCATACGCTCTAGCCTTTTATCCACATTATGCCAAGCAGTACAAGCGAAGGTATGGTGATAAAGTAGCCTACAACCTGTAGAGCGAATACCCAAGTCAGCAATCTACGCGCAGACGGCGTTTCTAACTCCTCCAGCTTCACGGCATCCGCTCTGCCTTCAACTTCTCGATAGCGATTTTATCCACTATGCCTTGCTCGTTAAGCCGACGGGCTTCATTGCGAAGTTCATCGATCTGCTTTTCTAGCACGCTAAGCTGAAGGCGCATCAGATTGTCTGTGTTGCTCAGGTTGACCCACGCTACCGTCGCGCTGACTGCAGTGCTGACAATGCTTACAAGTATGATAAGCATGTCGCGCACAGTCAGCGCTACCTGCGCTTTATCCAGCAAATGCAGTGACTGCGTCTCTTCTGGCACCGTGGCTAATCCTTTGTCATGTTAGAACGTTTATGGCCTTGTGGTTCAAGATCTGCACTCTGGATGCGGCTATAAACGTATCAGTCGGATGATTGTCGGTGCGGATGTAGATCTGATTTACTGCTGCCGTGTTCGCCCAATGCACTGTTGTTTTCGAATGCATCTGTGATGTAGCTGCGGCCCCAGTGTGCTCAAAAGTGAATACTTCAAATGATTTATTTTTGTCTGTGTCAGCATAAAAAGGTATCAGGATTTTTCCGTAAGTAAAATAATTTGCTGGCGCGCTATTGCCTACAACATCAGTGATCGGGCTGTTAACCCCCTGGGATGAGTTTGTCGTATGGCTATTTACGTGATATTCCTCAAAATAGTTTGTGAGAGTGGTATCGTTGTTCAAGAAAATAGCCATACCGTCTGTTGTAACCGCGGCACTTGAACGTAGCGCAAATAGTACTTCAAGGGTTATTCCATCAGCAGCAATGGCGCCCGAGTCGAACGCTGCACTTCCGGAGTTGGTAGTGTCAAAAATGGAGACGGGAGCTATTATAGAGAGTGGAGTACCGCCTGCCGACGCTGCCGCCCATTTGATCCCTGTGGCTTGCGCAGAATCCGCAGTGAGTACGTGCCCGTCCGTACCCACAGCTAATTTGGACGCGGTGTTGCCCCCGGTAGCAGCAGCAAGATCGCCCTTGGTGTCCCAGATCACATCAGTTGCAACACCGCCCGTTCCAAAAGGCCCCGTCACGTTGCCAGCACTGTCTTTGATGTACAGCCCATCCGACTTTACGAAAGCTGCCCAGTAGCCGGAATCTGGCGACGCGGGATTGGATGCCTGTTGCGCTAAGCGTATCGCATTGATGACTGCAGTCGTGCTGATTCTACTCATAGATCAAGTCCCCCGCGTCATCGAACATCAGGTTCTCGTCATCATCCACGAGAAGAAAAACCTGTGGCGCTATGGCCGTGACTAATTCGGCAGCCGTCAAATGATACCGCTCAGTCGAGCTACCACCCTGCAACCCGCTCAAATCATTGTGCACAAGCACCGGGTTTTGCACGCTGTCCAGTTCATCCGCCGTCAAGTGGTAACGCTCGCTTGCCGTGCCGCCTTGTATGCTCTGCAGATCGTTATGCAACCGCGTTTCAATGTCCGTGATGTTCGAACCGGAAAAATCGATCGCGTTCGACCATTTCACAAGCGCGTCAAAGAACGTCTTCATCCAGCGATCGAACACGTTATTCTGTGCAACCGGCGGAGGGGGTTCCTTGCGGAAAATGCTCATTGCTGCGCTGCTCCCGCTGCCGTGACTGGCGCCACACCTCGGGTAACGAAACGACCGAGCTGCCGTGCGAACTCAGGTCGCCGCGCAATGAGCAATTCAAGCATCTTCTGGGACAGCGGGTTGTACAACGCCTGCCCGCCCGTGTAGAGTCCCGCAGCGACTGCTGCTGCTGTCACAGGCTCGGCGTAAGCTGCCGCGCCTAGACCGCCTGACATGAGCCCCCGCGGTACGGTGCCGCTGTCCGCTACACTCTGTCGCAAGATTGCGCCTGCGTCCGCGATGTCCTCACCAAGAGCTTTGTTCCGCGCGAATTGACGCTTTACTCCAGCCCCGCCCGAGGTGGGCGATAGCGCCCGAACCGCGCTCATGTATTGCGCCGGCGACATAACGCCCTCTTCCGCGCCGACGCTGGACGCCCCTTTTTCGAAACGCAGCAATTCGGCGTAAGCCTTTCGCACGTTCGCGAATTCTTTGCCAATTGCTGGCCCGCTACTGCGCGCCATGGCGTCGTTCACAATCTCACGCGCTTGAACTAGCGCTGCGCCTAGCAATCTTTGATCAGCGTCAGGGCTACTCATATAGCTGCTTGCGAGCCTACGCAGCTCGGATTGTGCCGTACTGAGCGTTTCACCTGACATACGGCCGCCACCTGTCAGCCTAGACAAGAACCTGTCGCTTATGATGCTGTCGAACTGCGCAGCCCTGTCAGGTGGCATGCTTTGCGCTAGATTACGCAACGCCCCCAGCTCGGTTGCCAACTGGGCATCCATAGCTAGATGCATCCTGCCTACTGTACGATCCCACGCATCATCAACCGTCTTTCCGACTCGTGCAACGAGCTCGCGCCCGGCCTTGAAACCTTTCGGGACTTCTTCGCCTAGGGGCTTCAGTACCCGATTCGCAATCGCGATGTTGTACCCTTCTTTGCTGGCCTGTTGCCCTTGCTTAACCGCGGTGCCGTACAGCGGAATGCTAGTCGACGCATCTTCAAGCATCGCCAAAGCCTTGCCGGCTGTGCTCTCGTTACCAAGCATTCTGCCGGGTGTAAGGGGCACGCCTTCTTCGATAAGCGTTTGCACTTTCGGGCTACTGGCCCCGCCAATGAGCGAGCCGAGCGCGCGACCCGCTGCGCCGCCCGCCGCCCCTTTTGCGCCTTGCCAAAGCTTCTGACTCCCGTAGCTTTGCTGCTCATCAAGCGCCGGCTCGCTCAGCATACCGATACCGCCCCCCGCTACCGCAGCCCTGGGTAACGTAGCGAAAAGCCCACCAGGCAAGAACAGGCTGGGCAGTGCCGAGCCGACCGCGCGCGCTACGTCGACGCCTGACTGCCCGGCGGCCCGCCGCGCAGCCTGATAGCCTAGCTCTTGTTCGCGCAGGGCCTTGTCAAGCGTGGAGACATCTTCGGGACTATCGAAAATGTGAGAGCGCGCTTGAGCTGCCGAAGCGATCGCGGACTTCACTCCCTGAAACATTCTGCCGGGTATCGAAGTCTCTAACTGGTCGAGCATGAATTGCCCAAGGGAAGGTTTCGCCGGCTCAGGCGTTTCCGTCGCCACCGGTGAGGCTTGCGCTATCTGTGCTTGCGGCTGCCATTGCTGCTCAGCCGCTGCTGTCAGCTCTTCCGGGGTGGCGTCGTCGGGGCCTTCCACGCGTAGGATGCTGCCGTCCGGTGCTTCGATTCGAAATATCGCCATAGCCCTACCCTCTCAGCCCGAAAGCCGCCGCAACGTTCGGCTTGGTCGGGCCCGCTGGCTCTTTGCCCAAAACCTTGAACGCTTGCTTAGGTGCGGCAACCGGTGCTGCTGGAGCTTTTCCGCCTGTCATCCGCGCAATCTCTGAACGCA